TCAATTCCTTTTGGGGTTTTTCCTTTTGCATCATAGAACTCATATTGACCACCACACCACTCTAATTCCCATCCATCAAGGTTTAAGATTAAAACTGTTGTTTGTTCCCACTTATGTACTTTATTCAAATCCATTCTGAAAAATTAGGTTGAGGTCTTCAATCCACCTCTTGATTTCTTTTTTGTTACACCCACAAGGTCTATGGTATTTGTGGTTAAAATACTTAGCGTGAAACTCTGCTATAATAGCTAATTGATTAGGTTCGATTCTTACTAAGTTTATACCAGCATTCGACCAAGTATCCCAATCTTTCTCTGTCATTTTAATTGTCATCCCCACAATTACAAGTTAAAGAGTTCAACCATAATTCTCTCTCGTAGCATCCGCAAGATTCGTAACCAAGTTTCCTTGCTACCCAAAATGCAACCTCATACGCATTACCAAAAGTTACCAGTTCGGTTATTGCGTGAACCATCGTTCCAAGTTTAATATAACATCCTATTTTCATAATTGTGATTTTAAGAACTTCTTTACCTTATTGAAAGTATTATAAAGGGAGTAGTAAGATATTTTAGTTTTCCTTGATAGTTCGCTTATACTTAAACCATCATCTATAATCTCATATACCTTTTTATCGTACCAATACAACTGGTCAAAAGCATCTAATACATCTTGATACTTCTCCTCGTAGTTAGTCAAATCTTGCTCGGTAGAAATCTCACTTACACTATCTAAATTAACAATAGTGGTTTTAGCCTCCTTGCGTTTCAAATCCAAGAACATAGTGGATAAGACCTTAAACACATAAAAGTAGTTAATGTCATCCTTGTACATCAAATCCGTTCCTGAAGATGCAAGTCTATCAATCTTGATATACATCTCCATTACTAAATCTTCTGCGGTGTCTCGATTACATCCAAACGATACGACTATGTCTATCCAGTTCTTATGTCTTTTGAATGCAAGTTCGAGGATGCTCATTCTCTCCAGATTGTAATATGTAGTCCGAAAAATAAAAACATAAGAGTTATCTGAGAATAGAACTCCTCTTCTTCAACATCCTCTTCCCTATCAGGTTCAAGGTTTGGGTCATAGTACAGTCCTCCTATTGCTAATCCGTGCAATGGTATCAACTGAAAATTTACATTCAAATCATTAAAACTAAAAATCATACTTTCTCTTTTATTTTGTGTAATATGTTTTCCCCTTCGATTGAGAATCCCACATTGTTAGGAACTGACCTCATTCGTATTGGGTGGTCTAAACTTGTTGGTCTTCCACCAGTATCCACATCTTTCACTTTTCTAATGTGTATCATAGAGAACATCCAATCAGTAGCGTGTTGAATATAACGATGTATCACAAGGAAGTCATCTGCTCTATTAACAAACTTACCTCCTCCTTCTACATCACTTGCCATCGGTGGTACTGGGTGTCCTGCGTACTCGTGTTTATCATTATGTGCTTTTCTAAGAGCATCGGTAGAAGCGTGGGTGTTTAACCATATACTTACTTTTCGTGTCTTACAAAAGATTCGCATCTCAGTAGTTGCTTGATAGTCGTATTCGTGTCCACCTACACCTTTTAAGATGTCTTTGTCCTTTACGAGCGAGTTGTATGGGTCAATCAAGAACCCATCATAATTCCAAGCATCTTTAATCTGCCCTGCTAAATCTAAAAGTTTTCTATAAGTATATAACTCATTTGCATCGATAATTTTAAAGTGGTCATCTAACCAAGATAATCTTTCGAGCATTGTATCCTCTGAGATTTTATTGATAGGCAACCCCTCTAAATACTCAACCATCTTTCTAAGAATGGAGTATGCTTCATTTTCACTTGAGAACACCAACCATCTTAAATCGTGTCTCTTTGAGTAAGCCAACATCATATAAAGAATCACCGTAGTCTTTCCGACATTAGCGTGTCCTAATATAACATTGAAGTTACTTGGTTTAAATCTAAAGTGTTCATCAATATCAGGAATACCAAGTCCAAGTCCTTCTTTGAACTCTCCTTTCCTAATAGCGTTTAGTTTTGATATTTGGTCTTTTACTTTGATAATCATCTGTCAAATAATAAAGGGGGCAAAAGCCCCCAGTTAGTTAAAATGGTAAATCATCATTCGCTCTGTCAGGCGAGTGTTGAGATGTTGTTACCTCTTTGTTTGGTTTCCAAGTAGAATAACCCACATAGAATCCTCCCTTTTTGGATTTAAGAACATCCATATTTAACCATCCATTGTTTTCTTTTATGAGTCCCTCTTTATCTCTTAGGAACTGAGCGAAGTCAGATACCTTGATTGATAATTTAGTTACTACGAAATCCTGAGGTGCTTCTTTTGCAAATACACCATTTACTAATTCACTTGCCATTATTTCATTAAGTCTTTTAAGTTGTTTTTATCTACTCCTTCTTTGTTTAATTTAATCCCCAATGATTGGAGAACTCTTTTAATATCTTCAATGGAATTAATCTTATCCCAGTCGAACTCGTGTGAATGATTATCCATTGTGTACGAATGTAATAAATTGTCTCGCAGTTTGTAAAACATCATCAATGCTTGTTTGGTATCCAGCGTGATAGTCTACCGCAGCTTTTAACATTGATTGTCTAATGATGTAGGTTTGTACATCTTCCTTTTGTTGAGGTGCTGGTGTGAATGTTTGCTCTTCACGAACTAACTTTCCAGTTCCGTACTTCTCATTCTTCTCATAGGTAATGTCTTGACCTACACTTCTCTTAAACTCTCCTTTAGCTAAGAACTGAAGCGACTCTCCGTTCGCCATTGTTACTTGATACTTTTGGAAAGTGTTTTGTCCGTTGCTCCACACACCTTTAGGCTCTATGTGCGTAATCTTACTTGTTAAATTCATCTCTTTGGTTTTGATTAAAAATTTCGATTTGTGCGTTTAGTAAGTCTATTAACTCCTCTCTGTATTTGAGTGTCGTTTCGAGTTCTTCAATCCTTCTCTGAAGGGCATCTACTCGTGCGTTTAGATAATCAACCTTGAATTCCATAGTTTCTCAGGGCTTCAAGTTGTACCTTAACGAGTGCAAGTTCTCTTTCGTGGTAGTCTTCGCTCCACTCCAGTTGTTTGATTTTTTCTTTGATTAAGTCTTCCATTTGTCTATTAATTGGTTTAACAATATCCAAATATATAAAACTTTTTTATATCAACAACATATGTGCAAAAAAAAAGAGATGCTTTTTCAAACACCTCCTTTTCCAAGACAGAATAGATAGACAAATATCAACTCCTCAAATATAAGTATATATGTCGAATTATGTTTTTAATCGCATTAGTTTTTGCTTATATAACTCAATCATTTCCCTTAGTTCGTAATCAGAAAACTTTACCACCTCTCTGGAGCGTTGTAGTAATTCATCAGCCTTTCCTTCTCCGTATGTTTTATCTATCCACTTAGCAAATAAGTATTGTTGTCCATACTGCATTACATTACATCCATAACATTGTGGAGCAACATTCTCTTCATCCCATCTTGTAGCGTAGTGCTTACGAGATATAAAGTGTCCGTTTTGAATCTTAGATATGTCGTAAACCCTTCCACAAGTAACACACTCAACATTCCCGTTCTTAGAATACTTTGTTCTAATGTACTTAGAGAAGATTGTATCAAGATTCGTTACAAGTGTGCTTCGTTTAGCTTTTCGCATCGTATCTTGGTTCTCGTGGATTATCTTGGTGTTGTAAAAACATTTCCCCTATGTATGGGTCTACTTCTTTAATCGCTCTAAAGATAACCCTTGAGTTCTTCTTAGCTTCTTCTCGTTCGGATTTAGTAGAATCACTTCCAAGTTCGGTGTACATAAAAGCGTTTATCTCTAAAAGTTTGTCTACCCTATCTTTGATTGATAAGTTAAAGTCTCTTGCTACATTGAAAACATATTCTTTAAAATCTTGCTCCATAATTTTTTTATTGGTTACACACAAATATATAAAAAGTTTTCTTATGTTTGTATCCCCAAGATGATGGAAGACTTCAGTAACCTAATAAAGATGGAAGACTGTTGGAACAGATAATTGGAAAATTTCTTTTTCTTAGGGGCTTTTTCTTTCTTTTCTTTTTATTTTCTTTAACTTCTTTTGTTTTTCTTTTCTTTCTTTTAAAACAAACTAAACTTACTTAGAATAGTTCTTAATAATACAAAGAACACTACAACAAAGAAAATAGGATATAACGCTTTATAATCAAAAGACTTTTCCTTCTCAAACAACTTCTCTTTAGTTTTCTCTACCACAACTGAATCTTTAACGATTTCTTTAAATTCGTTTAGATGCGTTCTAAGAGACTCTTTCTTCTTTCGTATAGTTACACTCTTAGCGTTAGAGAAAGTGCTTTCTACACCATTTAAAATAACCGATATAGGCTTTAAGGAGTCTTTTTGTTCTACTATGATTTCGTAAGTATCAGAATCGTACTTAATCGAATCTTGCTTAACCACTTTTGTAATGGTTGAGACTTCTGTTTTAATATCTTGGGAAACTTTTGTAGTACGCTTTTTGACCGAGCAAGAAACGAACAATAAACTACATAACAGTATAGACAGTCTTCCCATTTTTCTTAGATGCTTTTAAAACTCGTTTTCTATTCTCACTCTCACTAACATACGAGATATGTACCCAATCAGGATTTGAGTTATTACCAAACTCCCAAATGAGTTGGTCAAAGTCTAAATTCTCTCTAATCCAATCAAACATCTGTTTGTTACTTACACCTCCTAAAGTATCATCTATATCTATGGCTCTACCTTGAGTGTGTTGTGAACCTGAAGCACCTCCAATAGCTTTGTTTAACTTCTGAGACCTAAAGAATGAGTTAATAGCAATAGGAACTCCAAAGTGTTCTCTAAGTGGCTCAAATACCTTCTCAGCTAAAACTTGCATATTCTGTAACTGATACGCATCAGGCTCATTGTTGATTCCTTTACGAACCGCAGTCTGACTCTGTGTAGCCTCTTTGTAAGATATGTGTTTAGATACTTTCATAAATCGTTAAACAATGTAATTACAATGTGATTACAGACTCTTATCTTGGTTTTTCTTGATTAGTGCCTTGATACCGCTCTTTAAGTCATCAGGGGCTAAGAACAAAGCAAGTGAGATAAGCAACATACCAAAGAATATAGTAGCACCACCATCTTTCTCAAGCAAGTAGTAGAAGTTACCTATTAGTAGCATAAAGCCTAATATGGTAGTCGTTATTCCTTCTTTAAAGTTCTTTTCTAATCCGCTCATTTTACTATGTTTTTATCCTTGTGCAAAAAATGCACTTACCTATCTTTCTTTAGTTGGTCTAAGTCTTTTAGTATTCTTTCTCTGTGTAGCTTGTAGTCCAGTATCTCGTTCTCTAAGGTTCGGATGTCTGGAAACACATAGGTGTTTTGATTGTATCTTAGTGACTTTGTTTCATTCTCAAGGTCAGCTATCCTCTTCTCAAGTTTGGTATAAAGCAATACCGCTCCACCTACCACAATGACAATCTGAATAAGCCATTTGATGTTTATACTCAATGAAGAGTCATCACTTAGCTTTGGCAGATTCTCACCCATTCTTTATCTTTCTCTTAACGAAGTAAAACACCTCTTTGCCTATAAGACCGAATAGACCACCTATAAAACCAACTGCGGCAGCTTGTAATAAGCCCATTAACTCAATGGTAGTAGCAGCAGTTAAAATGTATCCACCTATGAAAGAAATCTTGTTGTCGATTGCCATTGTATTCTTATTAAGGTCTTAAGGGAGCCTAAGCTCCCGATTGACCGATTTTATTAAACTACTTCTTCAGGTAATGCGAAAGACCATCCTGCGAATGTGTGTACTCCACCTCCTGATGGAATAACCTCAAACTCTTGCCATCCT